ACGCCTCCGGTCTTTGGCACCATATGGAAGTTGAGCACTACCGAGGAAAGTAATGACCAAGGTACGTGGAACAACTACACGATTGAGAAGGTTGGGCTGGTTCAGTCTCGTGACATTCTCATGGAGGCAAAGGCGTTTCGTGATTCCGTGCAAGCGGGAGACGTTAAAGCTGTAGCGGAAGACCCATCGGGCTCCTCTTCTGGACCGACCCAGAAAGACGAAATCCCGTTCTGATGCAGCTTGGGGGGTGGAGTTTTGTGTGACCGAGTCCGGGCCGCGTCCGACACCACCCCCACCTTTTAGGAGTTACACATGTCAGCAGCAAAGCAAATGCTGGCAGCGTTTCAAGGGTCACAAAAAGGGCATGGTCGAACACAGGTCGGGCGTGTGGGGCGCAATGGAAAGACGGAAGCCAAGTCTTTTGTAATCCGAGAACCGCTGACAGAAGAAATTATGCAGCAACATATCGACGGAACGCAGGGCATAGGATCGATCCCTATCAAGTCCGGTAACGTATGTATGTTTGGTGCGCTGGACATTGACAAGTATGATTTGGATCATGCTTCGTTAAGCAAGAAGATTAAAGATTTGAACCTCCCTCTGTTTCATTGCAGGTCGAAGTCGGGGGGTGCACATTTGTATTTGTTTCTTAAAGACTGGGAGCCAGCATCCATGGTACGGGAGATCTTGGATGAGATGGCTTCGGCTATGGGGTATTCCGGATGCGAGATTTTTCCAAAGCAGGATACCATCCGCGAAGAGGAGGGGGATCTTGGGAACTTCATTAATCTGCCGTACTTCAGGGCGGATGAAACGATGCGATATTGTTTTGACCGGAAGGGAAAGGCTATGTCGCTGGATGATTTTCTCAAGGCGATAGACAAGGGGCGTGTTGCTATGTCTACGCTAACGTCGTTGACGTTTGGTGGGGAGCGCAAGCATTTTACAGATGGTCCATTTTGTCTTGAAACGATGGCTGCGCAGGGACCGATAACGGAGTACAGAAACATTTTCATGTTTAACGTGGGGGTGTACTGCCGGAACAAGTGGCCTGACAACTGGAGAGAGCACCACGAGGAGTACAATCGTATGCTTTGTGAGCCGCCGCTCCCTTCTAGTGAGATCGTCCAGTTACAGAAGTCGTTGGACAGAAAAGATTATTACTACCAGTGTGAGCAATGTCCGCTCAAGGACTTCTGTAACAAGCAGATCTGCAAGACGCGCCCGTATGGTGTGGGCAACGAAGCACCGGACAAGCCGCGCATTGGTGGGCTTACGATTATGTTGTCTGAGCCTCGTCTGTACTTCATGGATGTGAACGGGAAGCGTGTGGTTTTAGCTGGCGACCAGCTACAGCATCCGTCGTTGTGGCAACGCGCTTGCATGGAGCAAGCGGACATGATGCCTCCGACGCCAAAGGCCGCAGACTGGCAGCAGATGGTCAATGGTATGATGAGCACGGCGACGAAGATCGATGTACCGGAGGAACTGACATATTCGGGGCGCTTTAGAGAACATTTGAAAGCGTTCTGCACCAGCCGCATCAAGGCGATGTCGCCAGAGGAGTTGGATCTTGGCAAGCCGTGGACCGAGGACGGGCTTACCAAGTTTAAGATTGAGGGTTTGATGGAGTATCTGAAGAACCGTGGGTTTACCACGTTTACTCGGGCACAGGTACAAGATCAGATCAAACAGATGAATGACAATGAGGAATGTTACGGACACCAAAGCATACGCAGGGACAATGGGAAGCGGAGCACGATACGAGTGTGGTGGGTTCCTGCGTTTGATGATTCGTTACCAGAGTTAAAGGAGCCAGATTATGATATCCCCTTCTGACATAAAGCTGCTTAAAGTCGGAGAGGTTGCGAAGATGCTGAATGTTTCAGTGTCGGCGATTTACAAGTGGACACAAGCGGGGGATTTCCCTGCGCCCTACAAGCTGGGTGACAAGAAGAAGTCCACGGCTAGATGGAGTGAGGCTGAAGTGGTTGCATGGCTCTCAGCAAAGGTAGGACGCGATGGATAACTCGACGTTGATCTTTGGACCTCCGGGTTGTGGAAAGACATATACGTTGATCCAAGAGGTGGAGGATGAGCTTTCCAGAGGCACGCATCCGAGCCGCATAGGGTATTGTTCGTTCACGCGCAAGGCGGTGGGTGAAGCGGTGGATCGAGCCTGTGCCAAGTTTAACTTAACATCAAAAGAGTTGCCGTTTTTCCGGACGCTAAACTCGTGGGGCTTTCGTGGTTTAGGGCTGAACCGTGATGACATGATGTCAATGGAAGACTGGGCCGTGTTGGGTATGGATCTTGGCATGAGGTTTACAGGCACGAGTGCCCTGTCTCTGGATGACGGGATGACGATACCGCCCGGAACGGAGCAAGGGGATAGGTATGCGCAGCTTGTGATGAGGGCGCGGCATCGGCAGATCTCGCTTGAGATGGAGTACAATCTTACGAGGGACCACAGTTTGAACTTCGCGCAGTTGGAGCGCGTAAGCGCAGCCATTCAGAACTACAAACTTAACATGCACAAGTTGGATTTTGTCGATCAGATTGAACAGTACATTGCGCAGGTTGATGCGCCACACTTAGACTTGTTTATCGTGGACGAAGCGCAGGACTTGACCCCGTTACAGTGGGAGATGGTACGCAAGATTGCGGAACATGCGGATCGTGTGGTTATCGCAGGGGATGATGATCAGGCGATTCACAGGTGGACCGGAGTAGATGTAAATCGTTTCTTGGGTGCGTCACCAAACTATCGGGTGCTAAACCAAAGCTATCGTATGCCCAGAAGCGTTCACAAGCTATCGCAAGACATCGTGCGTCGAATATCGAACCGGAGAGAAAAGCAGTTTGATCCCACAGAACGGGATGGTCGGGTTGATTTTTTGATGAACGAGCACGAGTTGGATTTGACCGAAGGATCGTGGACCTTGATGGCGAGAACAAACCGCAAGATGCACTCATGGGCGGAACAACTACGGGCGGATGGGTATCTGTATTCCAAGAAGGGCAAGTCCAGCATCAATCGTGACATGGCAGAGGTTGTTGTGTCATGGCGGCAGCTTCAGCGCGGGGGTGCCTTAACGTATCCGCAGGTACTACACTTGTACGATAACGTCCCTAAGATGGGGGATGCTGCGGTTGTGAAGCGTGGATCGAGAAGGCTGCTTGATGCCGCAAGTCCAGAGGCGATGTTAACATACGATACATTGGTAGGGGAGTACGGCATGATCGCTCCGCTGGAGCGTGAGGCGTATGACGTTGCTCGGATGGGCAAGGACACCAAAAATTATGTTAGGGCTATTGAGCGGCGAGGAGAGGACATTCTAGCGGAGCCTCGGATCAAGGTTTCCACCTTTCATGGGATGAAAGGTGGGGAAGATGACAATTGCGCAGTGTCCTTGGAAAGTACATGGGCGTGTGTCAACACCGACCATCCCGACGACGAGCATCGAGCAATGTATGTTGGGGTGACAAGAGCAAGAAACAAGCTGTGTCTTATCGATACAGATAGCAAGTACAGGTATAGCATATGACTTCTGAGCAAAGCCGCTTCGACTTTATCGAGGACGAGATTGAACGAGTATTTGTGAACGCGGATGACGAGTGGAAAAAACAGTATTATGAACACGCGGCACGATATTTAAGGGGACACAGGATCGTGGAAGGCGGTCAGATCTGCGCCTATTGTAGGGCTCAAGGGATGCCCGACCCGCACCATCACAATGTGTGGGGAGCTATGATGGCTTCTCTGCGAAACCTTGGGTGGGTTGAAAAGATAGGGATGGTTACTCCAACAACACGGCACACGCACATCGATAAAGTATGCCAGTGGGAAAGTAAGTTATACAAATGAAGCGTGAAGAGATACTCCGGCAGGCAGAGACGCTAATCAATGGTGACAGGGCCAAAGATTATGGTGATGCCAAACAGAACTTTGAGGACATAGCGAACTTGTGGACGGTGTTTCTTGGTACGAAGATTACCAGAGAACAGGTTGCAGTTTGTATGATCCTGATGAAGTGTTCTCGTTTGATGAAGTCTAACCACATGGACGGTTGGATTGATATTTGTGGGTACGCTGCGCTTGGAGGAGAAAAATGAAGTGTTGGCACTGCAAAGCGGAATTGATCTGGGGTGGCGACGAGGACTGTGACGATCAAGAGTATGACATGGTGACCAACCTGTCGTGCTCCAAATGTGAAAGCTTTGTTTTAGTTTTCTATAAGGAACCAACAGATGAGGACGAGGGCGCATGAGGTATTTGTGGGACGTAAAAGATGATGGGCTTCACATCTATGAAGATGGGGAAAGGGTTGCACGGTTGGAGCCTAGTCAGTTTGTGCATATACTAGCGGATCTTTCTGCGCACGTTCGATGGCAGCAGATTGAAGCGAACAAGGCAGCGTTTGTAAACAAGTATAGGAAGCACGATGGCGAGGGATAGAAAAGACGCACGAACCATTGACTTCATGGCGCGGATAGAACTGGGAGAGAGTCTCGATCCAGATTGGAATATTCCCTCTGAGTATCCGGATCTGACGCAATACAAAAGCATAGCGATTGACTTGGAAACGCGGGATCCAAACATTCAAACGCTTGGTCCCGGTTGGGCAAGGAATGATGGATACGTTGTTGGTATAGCGGTGGCAGCGGGGGACTACCAAGGGTACTTCCCTATCCGGCATGAGAACGGACATAATCTTGATCCGGACATGACCATGCGTTGGCTCAAGAAGCAGATGGCTACACCGGATATTCCAAAGATTATGCACAACGCCACGTATGATGCGGGGTGGCTACACGCTGAAGGTGTTGATGTTCAGGGACGTATTATCGACACCATGGTTGCTGCGCCTTTGGTTGACGAGAACAGGTTTTCGTACAGCCTCAACAATCTGGGCCGTGACTATATTGACATGCGCAAAGACGAAAAGATGCTTCGCGCTGCGGCAAAAGACTGGGGTATCGATCCCAAGGCGGACATGTGGCGCTTGCCTCCCAAGTTTGTGGGGGCATACGCGGAGCAAGATGCGTTGATGACGTTGAAGTTGTGGGAGTATCTCCAGATCGAGATCAACAAGCAGGATCTCACGCACATCTTTGATCTTGAAACCAGTCTGATTCCGATGATGCTGGACATGCGGAAACAGGGGGTCCGCGTGGATTTGGATAAAGCTGCACGGGTGCAGGGGGATTTGAAAAAGAATGCCAAGCTGGTACACGCAGAGATCAAGCGCAAAACAGGCGTAGACATTCAGCCATGGGCTGCTGCCTCAGTGCAAAAGATGTTTGAGGCGTTGAACTTGAGCTATCCTAAGACAGAGAACGGCGCTCCATCTTTCACCAAGCAGTATTTGAACGCGCATCCACACGAGATGTGCCAGCAACTGGTACGGCTGCGGGAACTGGACAAGGCTAGTAGTACGTTTGTCGAAAGCATCCTGCGCCACGAGTATAAGGGCCGCATCCACTGCGAGTTTCACCAGCTTCGATCCGATGATGGCGGCACTGTGACAGGGCGGTTTTCATCTTCAAACCCCAACCTCCAGCAAATCCCTGCCCGAGATCCGGAGATCAAGGCTGCAATACGCGGCCTGTTCATTCCTGAAGAGGGAGAGAAGTGGGGATCGTTTGACTATGCAAGCCAAGAACCGAGACTCTTGGTGCATTTTGCTGCGTCCATGCCTGATAGTATGCGCAACCCGATGGTCGATACGATTGTTGAGGAGTACCACAAGGGCGATGTTGGCACAACCCCGTTTTGCAGTTTAAGGCAAGCAATCAATCTCTTTGAGGCTCAAGGCCAGGTGCAGCAACATTGGACCAGTACATCGTGCTCTCCTCTTCTTGACTCCTTTCCCCTGTGCGCGTCG